CGAAATCGAAGATTCGGATGGATATGCCGATGCCCCTGGCGACCCAACTCATCTCGTGGCCGTGATCCCAACGACGAAGCATAACTGATATGAACGACCGATCCAAGAAACTACTGAATAAGGACCAAACCATGTGTATTTTCGACGAACAAACCAATCCCGATCTTCCTGGCGAAATAGATGGCTACTTCGATCTCACTGCCGCACACGAAATGGTAGATGCTCATCGTGAAGCGTGTATGAGTCGAGAAACTGGATTCGCCGAGCGGAGTCTCGACGAACTGATGAAGCTGAAACTCGAAGAACGTTGGCGAATTATGCTTGCCGAAGTCGATGAGTATATGGACGAGCAGGAGAACGAAACGGCTAAATAATAATTCGTCATCCAAAGATCTGAATGTTGTTCCAATTTGTAAAAACTCTCTCGACATTACACACACAACGAAATGGATTTTAAAATGAAGAAGCAAGCTAAGAAAATCGCCAAGCGTACCGACAAGTTTCTCGAAGCCGAACCCCTTACAATCGGGCATTGGATTGTACTGTTCATCATTGGTTTGATGATCGTCGTCAACCTCGGTGGATGCAACACCATCGCGGGATTCGGCCAAGACGTGCAAGCCCTCGCCACTGGAACGCAGGAGTATCTCACGAAAGACTCCAGCGACAACGTGAATCGCAATGACGATTCGTAAATCCCCCAGAGGCAAAGAATGGAATCGGGACGGCTTCGGCCGTCCTGCATTCCGCTCTTCAACATGGTCCAAATCATCCAAGAATCGTGATCCCAAATCCAACAGACGAAAGTGGAAGAATGAACGAACCAATGAGCAATAGAATTTACAGATTTGACTGGAACGCAGTTCCCCATTCCGTTCGTACACCGTCATGCTCACACTTTTTGACAAATGATACTGACGACATCTGTGTTCGATTCTCTCTCATCACTTTCGGCCAACATTGTAACATCCAGAATGGGGTTACCGTTCACTACACTGGAAAGAGTGGAGAAGGATACTGGCAGCCGTGGAGTGCATGGGATGGTTGTATGCTCCAAGGTGACACCGAAGAACATGCTAGAATGATCTGGAACAAGATTTTCGATAATGGGCATTACCGAATCGGCAAACCCGCTGGTTCGACAACAGCACGAACAAGATACGAAAATTCACAATGGGAACCCGAAGTGGAACCCGATGGGTTTATAAAGAAAAGTTGTAAAGCATATCACACCAAGTGATGGAGACTACATATGAAAACCGCAATACTCTCTCTTCTCGTTCTCGCTTCCCCTGCATTTGCACTCACCGATAAGGAATATGATGATGTACTACGAGCCATTCGCGTGGTGGAATCAAACAATAACCCCGACGCGGTTGGAGACAACGGAAACGCGATTGGTATCTACCAGATCTGGCGGACATACTGGACCGATGCAACCGAATTCAGTGGAATCGGTGGAACGTATCGAGACTGCTACAAACCAAAGTATGCTGACAAGATAGTCCGTGCATATATGAAGCGGTACGCAACCAAGCGAAGACTCGGACGCGAACCAACCCAAGAAGACATCGCTCGAATACACAATGGTGGTCCAAACGGCTACAAGAAAACAGCGACATTAAAATACTGGGACAAGGTAAAAGCAGTCCTCAATCGAGATCGGTGAAAACCGATCTCTTTTTTTGCATTTGACACGCACGAAAAATAGTGTAAAATATATCTGATTCAACAATTTTCAACCCTAAATACTAAGGAGTACATCATGATGAACCGAGAACAAATGATCGAGGATCTTCACCGTGGAGTGTGTAGCGTGGTTTTTGAAAAGAAGGATGGAACCATCCGAACCATGAATTGCACATTGCACCCTGACAGATTGCCAGAACGCCAACAACTAAACGAAGTTGGATCGTACTCCCCCACACCATCAAATCAAGTCCGTGTCTTCGACACTGATCTTAATCAATGGCGATCATTTATTGCTGATTCGGTTCAGTCTTTCACCTCATCTCAGTTACTCAAGGAGGCTTAACATGGCTGGAAAAAACGTAGGTATCGATTGGTATAAAGGATCATATGCAGTGTTGGAAAAAATTCAAGGGAAATTCATTCCGATTGAAACATCCAAAAATGTATATGACTGTATTCGGTATGCGTGTACGAACTATGACCATTTAGATAGCATTGACATGTCGGACATTGTGTCGGAAATTGCTGTTATGGAAGCCCAAGAAATAACAAGATATAAAGGAGTTGCATAAGTACAATTTGTTTTGTATAATGCACTTTAAGTGAACCAAATTGTGTCTTGTGTAGTACAAAAAAGATGCAAAGAAAGAAAAAAGCAACCCCTAAGAAAAAACGAGAAGCATTTGTGTATCCAGAAGATACAGAACAATGGCTTTCGGACTTAATTGATATTGGAGAGAACGTTGTTCTCTCATACGAAGGGTATCTTCTTGATCAAGTAGATCACGTTCAACTATCGAGAGTGATGCAAAAACTAAGAGCTAATCTTCCGATGAAGACTAGAAAACCAAGATTCTTTGAAAAGGATAGTGAGAGTAAATAATGTACAGACTTCATATTGACATTCCATTGGGACCAAATGAAAACGATGCGATTCAACAAGTAGAGGATCTCATGCGCTGGCACTTTGCTGATGTTGATGCACAGGAAAAGATTAAATACTTGATGGGAAATGTTGAACAGATCAACTATCGACTTGGACACGATGAAGATCGTCAGAAGTCCAACTATCTCGACAAGAACGAGAATGGTCATATCACCAACAAGAAATCAAGAATTTCTTTGACTGATTCTACTGACGAGAATCAAGAAAAGTTTGGATGGGTCGGCACCAACGACATTTAAAAAACTTCTCAGCCCCCGTCAAGCAAAAACTCCTACATAGTACTGATGCAAATCTGTGTGTAGGAGTTTTTGTATGCGTAGGCCCTTTAAGTCATATCTTCGTCATTCTCTCAATAAAAGAAGAGTTGTTTCTGGCCCATCTGAACCAGAAGAAATTGAAGTTACAGTCTTACCAGAGTGGGATACTGTTCTTCGCTATGATGGCAGTCCTCTCATGGTTCAGGGTACAGTAAATGATCCAGGCAATAAAACTGTTGTCAGAGGTGACAACCAGTCATACCAATCAACCGATGAGAATGGTAATGACAGAGACTGGATTGCAATTGGTCTTGGCACCGACGGCTTATCGATGGATAAATTCCGTTCACCAAATCCAATCGACGATGATGCTGATCCAGACAACAATATTACCGACGGCGTTGTCTATACAAATACAGGACCAACTCGTTCTGTTCTCTCGTTCAATCTTGAGGACATTCCAGCAGGAGCTATAATCGTATCAGCCGATCTGGAACTCGTTCCCGTCACAGATAAAACTACAGGTGATGTGTGGAATGAGTTTGACGGTGAAAACACCAACATCTGGCCCGCTGATGGTGTGACTTGCGAGATTCTAAACTTAATCAGAGATACCGAAGAGACTTGTACGTGGAATACATCAAGTAATGCTTCGACTGGGCTTAATGGTGTCGAGTATCCTCTACAAGAAAACAGATGGCACCGCCAACCAAACAGCGAGACGCTGCCGAACCCATTTGGTGCGATGCAGAACAGCAAGAGATGGGATGTACAAGAGGGTGGGGATTTCTTTTTTGTTCGGTACAGTGGTGAAGAGACCATCGACAAAATTGATTTAAACAAAACTGAAAAATATGGTCACGTTGGATATGGCTCGATGGGTGGAGGAGCAGTTGAAAATGTTCCAATTGATGTGGATGACCTAGATCAATTTAGAATTACAAAGGACGATCACGATAACCAGATGACCACTGGTAATGCTAATGTTCCAGCTATACAATCGATTGACGTTCGTCGATCAGTTCAATATGCACACGAAAATCAGGTAGGAAAATGTAATCTTCTTCTACGTGCAACACACTGGGATGTTACTGACCTCGACGAGGATCAGACCGAAGAATTGTTTACACCCGAGACGTTATCATTAAATTCAATTGGTCTTGAGGACGCAACGGATACCGATGATAGTGTATTAGACACCACTGTTGAATTAAGTAATGATGCAATCGTTCGATTCGACCCACCAACGTTTGATGAAGATGGGGATGAAATAGGTGATCTGACTTGGGTTCAAAAAGCAGCGCAAGACGGTTGGAGTGTTACTTATGATTGGCGTGTAAGCTATCCACCGATAACTAATTTATCCTTTGATGTTACTCTTACGAGAAGCGAAACCACAACGACAATATGGAACCAAGATGGGCAAACAGAATCCAATATTGTCTTTCAATCGGGAGATGAACTTAACATCATCAACATATCGTCTGATGGTGGGTTTGAAAACGTTCACCTATTTGAATTTTACATCGGAGATGGAACTGGAAGTGGTCGAGACGGTGGGTTAGATTCATCTTTAGAGATTGGTGAGAATGATGTTCCCGATGCTGGAGCCGATTCTATATCAGTTTTCTTTAATGTTGGCGCACAGGCACGAGGAGCTAATGATCCTGATGGACCACAGTTCTTCCCATCACAAGCCGCAGGTACTCCAGTAAATCAAGATGGGGATGATGAAAATGAGAGTGGAGAAGATGGTAGCACCGAACCGATACTTCTCGGTGCGATTGAGGCTGAAGATTTTGAGATAACAGAGCCAACTTTTAGTAGCAATTTGGTCATACAAAAAGATGGTGAGGTGATTACCGAATTTGACAGCCTTATTAATCTCACGAATGTATACAGATTCACTTATACATTCACCATAAACAACATTAGACCTGGTTTTGATTGGGATGTGTTTCCAGAGGATGGCGAGTTTTATATTTTCAATAATACTGTTATCGAGACTGGTACATCTTTTGATATTCAGATAGTATCGGATACTAAAACTGTAAATTCAACAACTGCACAAAACGAGATTGTCCTTGAATTTACAGGTCAAGATCTTGTTGATGGTGGTATACTTCAGGGAAATGCTTGTGTTTGTGTCCTTGGAGTAGTGACCTACAGTGAATCTGGAACTGATTTAAATGGGGATCCATATGCAGATTCATTCAACGATAATACCAACTTCTTCCAATTCAGCATAGAAGAAAACAACACCACCAACAGCTTTGACATAACAGATCCAGTTCACAGGCGTGGAGTGTTTACAACTACGAATTTGGCTGGACCTTTGGTTAATCAGGGTGGGGGAGCAGAGGAACGGCTTCGATTATCACAGGGTCCATCTCTGGTAAAAACGAACATGTTCCAACGAGAACTCGCACCATGTCAACTTGATTGTGACGGAACTGGGACATTCAAGACCTCTCTTATTCCTATAGAGGAAGCGAGTAGGTTTAGTGACATCCAAGCAACAAAAAACAAATTTGCTCAACTCAATACTGACAGTAATGTAGTGTCGATAGATGATAGTAACATCTTACTCCAAGATGACAGTACTCCTGCGGTGCAGGGTAGTGTAACAGCGACGGTATCACTATTCACAAGCGGCGGTGCGGGGGAGATGGTAATACGAAAAAGAAATGGCGCTCAAATAGTTCTTCCAAGTGATCTTGCAGTGTATTACTATAACGAATCAGGTACTGATATTGGATGGGTCTATTACAGAGCATTATCTAAAAAATTAGACCCAAGCCCGACGAGTAATACAATCGATGCGGATGATCTGATTGATTATACTGAAGATGATTTTAACGTTACAAATACAGACGATGGTATGAAGTACATTGCATGGGAAAAGATAGCGGGAGACGTGAATGATCAAGCGGGGTTCATTGCTAACCCACTCGATGAATCTAATACTACTGGCGCACACATTTTCTTGTTGGATAAAAGATATGACTTTGCTGAGACACCAGATGTCTCTACTTGGCCAATTCCGTTCACTTCCGCTTTTCCTTTGGGTACTTCCGTGAATTCGGAAAACACTCCTGTGCTGCCAACTGGACTTCAAGCAAGAAACAATCCATCATTACTGGAGACATTTGCCAGAGAAGAAACTAAATGGAACGTAGCAGATGCGGAAGCCGGTATCCCGGAAGGCATCACGACCTCCCCAGTCTTGTCTGCTACTTCAAGTGTTCTTGATATGGTAGAATGGAAGATCAATTCCCTTGACAGCGGTGGTACTGAGGCTCAACAGAGTGAACCAAGTCTCATTCGAACGACAGAAGGAGCAAATCCACCCAGTGTTGATACTGCTAGTACATGGAACATTGCATGCCCAACATTTCCTGTTGTGGGAACACGAGATACTTTTGGTAGAAACACCGCTGGAGGTCAGATAGAAGCCCTCCCAGATGGCAAATCACTTTTCGTTTGTTTGGATTCTGTAGATACCAATGGCGCACAGGCTGGAGTAGGTGGAATGGAATTCAAAACTTACACCGCTAACAATTTTGGTCTAGGTTCTTTTGGTCTCGATACTCCTGCTCTCGGTGTAGACACTGGAGCCAGAATGGAACGTGAGTTTGAAGGTTTTCTTGCTGCTGAATATTGTAACTTGAAATCACATTTCTGGAATGGTCTTGCAGATGATACTACAGCCTCCGGAAGTGGTAATGATTTTGACAAACCGTTCACTACAAATGATTCGGGATTATCTGGAAAGTTACCTCTGTTTTGGAGAATGAAAGATGACTGTGGTGTGGGTTCAGGTAAGTATTTCAAAGATATAGTTAATGATGGTATTAATCCACCGATAAGAGTAACAAGTGACTTAGACAGACCTCTTGGTCTAAACGGTGTCGAGGATGGCGAAGCATATCATGGAATTAATATTGCATATGGAACTTTCCATACAGACTACATTGACTCTCTTGGAACGAACGGTGTAGATTCTGGAGCGATTGCTATCTTGGATTATGTCGTAGAGGTAATTAGAGGTGGTAGTGTATATCATCGAGACATATATCGTTTAGCAAATGGACAGTCTGAGTGGAGCGAGGAAAGATCAATAGCAGGAGAATGTTTCCCCTGTAACAGAGCGGACATCTTGGACATAACCCTAGAATGTAATAACCCAAGTGATGCAGGACAATTCAACAGTGAACAGCAGTTGAATAAGATGGATACTCTATACCAAGTTGGAACAGACGGCGAAGCATGGAGAGAAGAGTGGTACAATCCTTCCGATTGGAGAGCAGGAGACATCATTCGAATTTATGCAATACAGCCTAGGCTAGTTGGTGACAAAGTATTTAAAATTGAATCTGGTGATTTCAACGATAGCGTAGGACAAGTACTTCAGGTGGTCGATGAACCAAACGCCGCGGGTGAAATTTCACCAACCCCACTTATTACGAGAATCAAGAAGTTCTGTCCTGTGGGTGAGTGGGATCCTAAGCCTGACTGTTGTAACTCAGTTCCACCGGGAGTGGAAAACTGTGCCGACGGAACCACCGTGTGTGTAGTTGTTTGTACTATACCACCAGGCAACGGTGTAGGTGGTATTGACTTTGATGGAAACGAACTGCCGTGATATTTTTCCAGTAGCTACTTGACAATCGAAATATAAGTGTTATACTTACTGATGTCATGCGGGACGGAAGCGGATGGCATTAGCAGTACCGCTTATAACGGTATCCTCGTGGGTTCGAGTCCCACCCGTCTCATTTTGGAGAAGTACTATGGCACTTAGAATTTACATTGCAGGACCGATGAGCGGTCGACCTAATCTCAACTGGGATGCCTTTGATCGCAAAGAAGAGGAACTCAGACATGCTGGGTGGGACGTTGTGAACCCCGCAGCAATGGACAGAGAGACTGGACTTGATCCCGAAGGTATGGGAGAGTATGATTACGAGGACGCAGCACGACGAGACATAGAAGCTCTCAGGGAATGTGATGCGATCTACATGATGGCAGGTTTTCAGTTCAGCAAGGGAGCGTGTTGGGAAAGGAGTCTAGCCAAGTTCTGGGGACTGAAGAGATACTATGAGATTCCAAGAGAAGATCATGAAAGCGAAAGGCATCGAAAGTGAACATATTCGTACTCGATAAAGATCCCGTTACGGCTGCTCGTACACAATGCGACAAGCATGTGGTCAAGATGATCGTGGAGTCTGGACAGATGCTGTCCACCACTCACCGCGTACTTGATGGTGTCGAGTACATCGACCGAACAAAAAACGGAAGACGTATCAAGAGATGGCGACTCCCAGACAACCGTGAACAGTTTCTGTACAAGGGATCCTTTGTCAACCACCCTTGTACGAAGTGGACGATTCAGAACAGCGCAAACTACGACTGGCACACTACACATGCCCTCGCGCTATGTTACGAATACACTGCGCGATATGGTAAGACTCACAAGTCACAAAGTCTGATTGAGTTTGTTCGAAACAATCGACCTGACAATATGCCTATCAGCGATGAGCTAACTGCCTTTGCACAGGCAATGCCAGATGAACACAAGGTCGTTGGTGACGCAGTTCAAGCCTATCGCAACTACTACATCGGTGAGAAGCTGAGATTTGCCACTTGGAAAGATCCCCAGAAAAAACCTTGCTGGATTTCTGAGAATACTTCCCAAGTCTCTTGACTATCCGATCAACAATGATACAATATAACAGTTGAAGATTACTACCAATCGAAAGGGCAGTAAGATGTTTTAGGTGCTTAAATGATATATGCTATTATGGATTATAATATTAAAAGTGTCCTGATCACTCTAACTCAGGATCGGTAGAAAGTTTAGAGATCTTCACTGCTGCATTAAGAAAACTCTGGCGTTACGGTGACTCGCCACCACCTACAATTTAGCCCTCGTAGCTCAGTTGGTAGAGCAATCGGCTTTTAACCGATTGGTCCTCGGTTCGAGTCCGAGCGAGGGTATTCCACTCAGGTAGCGCCTGAGAGATCGGATAGTCGTGACGACGACGAAAAGCGGGTGTCATTCAGAGGGATACCGATGTGGGAGGCAGTATACATTGCCGAAAAAAATGAGAAACCACTTGCCCCGCCCCTCCGATTTTTTAAACTAAGAAAGCGTATCAATGAAACGATGGACAAGAATAAATCACACGAATGAAACACAGAAGGTGTTCTTCGCAGTGAACAGTCAACCTCGATGTTTTGATATGTCTTCAGCCGAACTTACAGACGAAGTTAATAAAAAGGTTCAGGCATGTCAGAACGAAATTGACATGTGGGAAGATCTTTTAGAAGCACAGAAAGAATGGATTGATGCCAAAAAGAGTTCTTGACAAGTTTGATCTAGAAGCAGAACGAGAAGGTTCTGCTATGAAGAAGCATACCGTTCTCCGAGTTGGATGGGGCAAGGGTATTACCAAGCAGCGTAACATGCACAAGCGCGGTGGAGAGATCCTCACGACTCGTGTGGTAAATCGTATGGGAGTTTTCAAGTGAGATACTGTATTGATTGCGGGAATGAAATTCCTGAGATTCGTCTTGAGTTCTGTCCCGATACAGACTACTGTACCGATTGCGTTGACAAGAACTCTGAACCCGTGGTTGCTCGTATGATCTACAACCACAAGACGGCTGGTGAAGTGTTCATCGCCAAGGGCAAAGAGAACTGTAGAATCCTAGACAGAGAATACACGAGGGCAAGATGAATCGAAAAGTTGATTGGGCCCCTATTCGTCCCATGACGGAAGCGGATAAGAAAGCAGCGAACCAACAGCAGTATGCCTATACTGTTCTCTTGATCATGACAATGATCAATATCATGTTTGGTATTCTCATGGTTTCAAAGATTGTGTCTGTTTGGCTCGGGATGATTCTTGCCTTTTCTGCTATGACAATTATGTTTGCAAAGGCAAAGACTAGGCTTCTGGATTCAGATGAAAGCCTTTTCGAGACTGCCGATGAGTTCCACAACAGGCGGAAAAAAAGTTGAGAAAAAGTTGTCAAGGGAGTTGACAGCACCCCGAAGATAACATATAATCTACACAGTTGAGTTGAGGAGCAAACGGATGCGACTCCAAGACTCGTTTAAAGTTTTAAGCATCCACAATGGAGATTCTTGATTATGTCAAGCAACACCCTTTCAAAGAAGCGTCGAGTCATTAACTACCTTTCCAGCGGCAAGGGCCTCACCCCCGCAGAAGCCAAGTCGCGCTTCGGAGTTGGTAACCTTCGCGCCACCATCAGCGACATTCGTTCGATGGTTGAGTCTTTCGGTAACTGGGAGATCACCTCAGAGCCTACCACTAACGGTAAGACTCGCTACTTCATGGAAGACACGCACCCTGGCAAGCGCGTCATGGGTTTCGACTCCAACGGCAACCGTTACATGATGTAATCGTTTCCAAGATCTAGAATCTTCTGGATCCAATGGGGACGATTCCTTTAAACGAATCGTCCCTATTTTTTATGCGCCTGTAACTCAATTGGTAGAGTGTTAGTTTTCCAAACTAAATGTTGACGGTTCGAGTCCGTTCAGGCGCTTTATGAAATCAGACTTTATGATTGATTCTATCGGTAAGAAAGAAGCGGGATCACTGCTTCTTGAATATCATTATCTCAAGGATCATTCCCGTGGTTTCAAATCAGGATACAACTATGGACTGTTTCGAAATGAAGTTATCTCAGCCGACGGTCCTCTTGGTGCTTGTATCTTTACTGGTATTCCTGTTCCCGAGATTGCACAGTCTGCATTCGGGTTGAGCAGAAAAGAACAAGACGGTCTCTTCGAATTGAGTCGTGTCTGTCTACACCCTACTGTCCAAAAAGAAGAACATAATCTAGGATCGTGGTTCATTGCACGATGTATCAAGAGACTGCGAATGGAAACAAATGTGCGAGCGATTCTGAGCTACGCAGATTCAGATTTCCATGAAGGAACGCTTTACAAAGCATTGAATTTCGGTTACTATGGACTCACCGATCCCAAGAAAGATTTCTGGATCAAGCAAGATGATGGATCATTCATTAAACACTCTAGAGGAAAGATGAGTGGTCTTGAAGGTGAGTGGAGAAGTCGAAGTAGAAAGCACCGATACTTGATGGTGTTTGATAAGAAGTTAGAAGTGCAATGGAGTAAACAACAATGGGCGGACAGCACAACGCAGGAAAGGGTGATAAATACCGAAAGGTAGATCTCGAAAAGTATCGAGAGAATTACGACAATATTTTTTCTAAGAAGAAAGGTAAAAAGAAAAATGAACATTCAACTAGTAAGACTAAGCAGCGGCGAAGAACTGATCGCTGACGTGACCGTGGAAGATAATTCTCTTCTACTTAAGAAGCCCGTTATTCTCCTTCCAACAGGACAGCAGAGTGTCGGGATTGTTCCGTGGATGCCGTATACCGATTTGGAAAATGGTATTTCAATTTCAAACAAATTCATTATGTTCTCGGTTCCTCCGCATGGAGATCTGATCAACGAATATAACAGTGCGTTTGGAAATGGTCTTGTCATTCCACCGAAGCAGTCGGTGAGCGGACCAGCATTGACTCTCACTGAATAGAACACGCGCTCGTAGCTCAGTCGGATAGAGCAGCGGACTTCTAATCCGCAGGTCGAAAGTTCAAGTCTTTCCGAGCGTGTTTAAGGAGATTACCATGTACGTTGATGAACATGATTTAAAACAAATCGAAGCACTAAAAAAACTTGTAAAACCAGAATGGCAATTTGTTGATGTTGGTGTCTGTCAAGGCGCATTGTTACATCCCATGTCCCAGATGATGAGTTATGGTTGGGGGTTTGAAGCAAATCCTCGAAACATGCCATACCTTGAAGAGATATTTAAAAGAAGTTTTAATGCAAAAATAATTAACATGGGTATCTCTAACAAAAACCAAGTTAGTGAATTTTACACTGGATTATCAGCACACACTGCATCCATGTCTGAATCATTTTCTCGTGAGTTGATGGGTGGTATGGGTATGGGAAATAAATTTCAAGTGCCTTGTGTGACTCTAGATTCATTTTTCTCTGATATTCAGATTGATATTATCAAGATGGATATAGAAGGTGGCGAATGGATTGCTCTTGAAGGAGCAACCAACATTCTAAAAAATCAAGATGCTCTGTGGTTAATGGAATTTCACATGGATGATGAATGGCATAAAAGAGAAATCTTTTACGATCATGGTTATGATATTTTTGATAGAGATACCTTTGAAAAGTTAGATAGAAATTTGGATAGACGTTATCAGGCATTTGTTGCAAGAGAAGATAAAATGAAGTCTCTGGTTGGTTGATTTAAAATATGGATATTGATCCTAAAATCATGAAGACGATTGAAGTTGCAAGACCTGTAACTGTTGCCAATCCTAGATCAAAGAAGCACACTTCTCTGATCATTCGAAAAGGTAACATCGTATCAATCGGAACCAACCAAAGCAAGACACACCCACTTGCAAAAAAGTATGGATATCGTTATAATGAAGTTCACTCGGAACTAGATGCACTCCTTCGATATAAAGGACCGAAAACAAATCTCACTCTTGTCAATTATAGAATGAATCGTTTTGGTGACATGAGAGTGTCAAAGCCCTGTTCAAACTGTATGCTCTGGTGTGCATCTATCTTCGATAAAATTTATTACACTACCTCTGATGGAATCGTTCTTCTTTAGAAAGGAAGCAAATGGCTAGTAAATCTTCACAGCAATCCTCACACGTCAACAACATGATCAAGGTTGGAAGCCCACGAAAGTCAAAGAATACTAAGGGTAACACCGCAGCTCGTACCTCTAGAACTGGCAACGGAAAGAGGATTCGATAATCGAAGCGGTCGTGGCGGAATTGGCAGACGCAACGGACTTAAAATCCGTCGAAGGTATACTTCATGTGGGTTCGAGTCCCACCGACCGTATTATTCTACAAGATCGTGTATACATAAATAGCACAGGAGGCTATTAATGTCAGCAGCTAAACACGATCTCGACGTAGACAGAGGCTCTACGTTCAAGCTCTTTCTTGAATATCAGACAGCAGGATCAGTTGGTATCGATCTGAATGGGTACACAGCGGACATGCAGGTGAGACGCTCTGCTGATGCGTCTGACATCATCCTGCACCTACAGGGGAACACAATGGAGCGTGGACTCACTGGTGGGGGTTCTACGGGATCATACACAGTCGGAAACACGTTCGAGGGAACGGCAGGTTCTGGTGGGTTCTTCCTCAACGCTACATCCGCAGGAGTAACGGCAGGAACCACGGGAGGCATCTTTGCCTTTGCTGATAGTACCACCATGAAGAACGTACCTAAAGGGCAGCACTTCTATGATGTTGAGCTAACTGCCACTGATGGTACAGTCACTAGGATCCTCGAAGGACGCTTCAGAGTCGCTCCTGACGTGACGAGATGATTAGATACCTTGTTCTACATATCGGGGGGTTCAAACGTCTCACAGCGTCTCTAGAGGACGCTGAAGAGAAAAGAATCGTCGTTCATACGGAGATTCCACAGAAACTCTCCACGGACTCCTCTGGAGTCTCGATAACAAAGGCAATAAGCGAATCAAAGAGCCTAATTGTGACTGGAACAAAGACAGTATCAATTAGGCAGAATACCCCTGAGACTATCAAACTGATAACTCAATAATCCATTGAAAGGAAATAAAAATGGAAGACTTCAACTATACGCTTTCTGAAATTCTAGGAACCGTTTTCTATACCGCAGTCGTTTTTGGCCTTGGTGCGCTGAGTGGTCGAAAAATTTGGTATTGGGCTAGAAAGTTTTTCCCTTGGAACAAAGAGGGCTGATCATTAGGATTGATCTTGATCTTTCTCAATAAAGACTTCAAATGTTACATCTGTGGCTTCAAAAGGCGCGGGGTAATTTATTGTAATGGTTCCGTTCTCCAGTGTCCCGTTTAGAGTAGTTGTGAATGGGAGTATGTTAGTCGATTGCTGTGGGGGCTCTTCCTCTTCCCCACATGTCGTACACGTTGTAGACTCCTCACCGAAGAATACTCCATCAAGATTGAGACAGTCAGCCCGAGTTTGTTGTGTGCATTCTCCGTTGATACAACACGCTCCAGTTAGAGGTGGCGGATCTTCTGTTACTTGGAAAAATACATCATCCCTAAACTCATCTTCTAGCCTTCGGTATCGAATGTTTTCGTATTCCGCGCCCTCCCAAGGCTTGTCGGTGTTACTCAATCGAATTATTTTCTTTCTCTTGAGTAGAACACGAATATTTTGTCCTGTACCCCATGAGTTAAGGGGAAGTTCTTTGGGTGAGGTGAAGGAAACGATGTAGTTATTTTTGTCGTCGGATACTACGGCCATCGTGCCTTTTTTGAAGTTCACAAACCCACTTTTGGGATTGTCTGAATTTTTCACCTGTATTCCAGAGATAGTTTTAACCCACCATTCTTCTGGTTTGATACCAGCATCGGCGCCATCGGGATCGGGATTCCATCTCAACACTTCATCGGTCTGAGTGATGTCTATGTAAATTATAGAGCCGTTTACAGTATTTCCCATATAACCAAATCCCAAATTATCACTGGCGGCGGGATCCAGATTAGGTTGGAATGATAAAATCTCACCAGAATAAGCTGGAATAACTGATCGAGCAGTGTCTACTTTTCCGTCTTGCATTCGAATAGGAAATTCCATAGCATCTGGAGTTGTATTTTGTATTAAGCCCAGTCCTTTAGCTCCAATAGCCCATTGGACACCTTGATCGCTCAACTGACCATCCCAGTCATCGGCGGCAATGTCGATATTGTTGAGTGCCATAGAGTATACCAGTTCTATCAGGGGACTTGTTTCTCCGTCGTCCATAGTCTGATTGGAAGATGGAAAAAATGGAAACCTACACGGGGGTTTGTGATCGAAGGGTGTTTCATAGTTTGTAGTAGTTCCAAAGAAACTTCGTTTTGCATTGTATGTCGCACTACCATCATCTGGCGAACCGAACCTGTCCATGCTAATATTAACAGTGTCAAACCTATTAAGAAATCTATAGGCTTTTCTCCATGCACTCCCTCTAGAAAAAGATCCATCATCGGTGGATGATGTTGTGTTTATGAAAAGACTAAAAGTATTATCACCATCGGTCCCACATCCAAACTCGGGTATGAGTGGTATTAGTCCGTTATCGTCCGAAAATAAAGCAATAAGTGCAGGGGTGGTATTTGGCCAGTCTTCTGTTGATTCTGATGATCCGTAATTGTATGCCATGATTAGTTCACATCCCCTTGATCATCTACTATGGTAATTGTTTCATCACCAAGATCTGGTATTCTATATCTGATTTTTAGTTTTGGTGCGTTGGTCAATTTGGTGATAGTAAACTCCTCTGGATCTTCATTAAAGAATCCAATGTCATCTAATAGTTGTATTTCATATGCTAGTGTACCATCGCTGGTTGTGGGTACTGAATTGACGAAAACTACTCTGTTATGAAATTCATTTTCTTCGTCGGCGGCTTCTAAAAGAAGATAATCCCCACTTTCATAATCTAGATCACTATCGTCAATCATGAAAAATCCTTCTCTAGTTTCGGTTGTGGGCAAGTCATCATTTAAATTTTTTCTATTAAAGAAGATTTGACCATTGCTATTGGAAGAGCTGGTCTGCCATTGAGCCGCACCATTCCAAGTCCACACTCGATCTGCATTTATTCCGTTGCCCCCATTAGCAGCATCCATGGCTCCACCTAGTTTTTGCAGCCAATTTTCATTGGTTCCGAAACCATCGACGACGGGACTTGGGCTACAGAAATAACCAGCAGTATTATTGACATTACCACTGCCATTCACACCACCTGTGGTTTGATCATATGAACCATCACAAATTCTCTCAATACCATCAGGATCTGTATATGTTAGTGCAATATCAACTAGACATTCACGGAAGAGATCTTCGGATTCATCATCTTGTATTTCAAGTCTGATACTCTTTGTCTTGTTTCCGTCTAGAATAAATTCAAGCGCATCAACATAACGTTTATAAATTTCTGCATCAGAGCCACTAACACCAGCTTGATTCTCCACATTTCCGGGATCTAGACTGAAATCCCAGCCTGGTGGGTGGTTAATGTGCCATCTAAGATTTCCGTTGCGAAATCTGTATTGATAACACCGACTACCATCTGAGTAAAATTCAAGGGTTTGATCGGTAGCATCTGTTATAGGCCAACTTACTATGTCGGATGCTTTACCTTGCCATTCATTATTAGAACCACCACCACCACCAGCATCACTACCACCAATGGTTATTTGATCCGTAAATCCGATTTGCGCTTCGGGTGTCACTTCTCCCAGCGAGTTATGAAAGAAGTACATCGCTCTGGATCTGGTGTTTGGATTCTCGTTGCTATGAAAAGGGAACCACTCACCTTTATTTTCATTATATGATTCATCGCGTAATTCAGGCATTTATTAACTTCCTATTGCATATACATCTACTGCTTCTGTTGCAAACACAAAAACTTTGCTCATTGATTCTATTTCGATAAAGACATCATCACCTGCTTCGAGTAAATATCCGTTCCCCGCATTCACTCCCTCCCCACCAACAAAGACGTTTGCTGTTGTAGCAGTGCTGCTAGGAACTTTGACTCTTACTCCCGAATCGAGTGGATCTGCATTCGTTGAGATCTGTGTCGTCGTATTCGCTGACAGGGCCAATTTGACAGTCCTAATTGTGTCAGGAGCAGCAACCGAAACAGGAATGGTAGCGGCTGTCGGAGTGTCGCCATCTGTAACGTATGCACCATGAAGTTCAGAGAGTGCGGTAACGATGTCTTTCTGACTATCACCTTTCACACCAACGGCTTCTTCTATGTTTGTGAATGAGAGCTGATCGTGAATTTCTCCAATCACATCGAACAGTCCAGTTGTCACACCGTCAATTCCTGCACTAATTCCGAACAGGATGTTGTTGATGGAAGTGATTCCACCAGACAAACCTTCGAGTTGATTGAAGTGTTCGTAGGTTACTCCGACTGGGTATACATTAGCGCCAGCAGATACTCCTTCTGGACTGTATCCCGAAACCATGACGGGCCATTGTCCAAGGGTTCCACCTGTACCCGTGACGAACACTCCATTTGTACCAGCGGCTGCTCCCTTGACTGCAAGATTAGCGGCGGCGTCAATACTGGAGAGACTGATGCTTGTAGACTCAATACTAGCGTTTATGCTGATGTCATCCATATAAACATGGAGTGCGTCACCAGAGACACCAACAGGTAAAACAACGTCATCCCCAATGTCAGTAGCTAGACATATTCCGTGTAGGAATGTCTTGAGGGTATCCGCTGAGTGTCCCCCGACCACTGGTTGTGTGGCGAGCGAACTAAACGTTACACCAATCAATGGATTAGCTACTGATCCTGTAAGACCAATTATTGTTATTGGATTGAGAGTAAGACCGTCTGATCTTCCTTGAACCTGTAGAGCATTTGCATTCGTTGCAAAGCGAGGATCAAGAGAGGTTCGAAGAATTGGAGTAGCACCATCAAAAGTCAACCCAAGTGGAACAGAATTAACTTCATCACTAGTAAAACCATGCAATACGTTATGAACAGGATACATTGCGGTGGCACCCTGAATCACAACACTATCAGTGGCATCAGCTTTTGCTAGAGTATGTCCCGCCGCACCAAAACTGAGACCTCGAATATCGAGATCAGTTGCAGATACGGTGGCTGTTACTGAACCGCTGTCGATTTTTACATGGGATCCAGTAACGTCGATGGTTGCACCACCACAAGCACCATGAAGGGAAACTGGTATTGCTCCTGCTGCTGCACAACCTCCAACTATAATTGGGTGTGCATCTGAAGCACCAGCAGAACTTCCAGAAACCTGTAGATGTGTTCCATTACTGAAAACAGCAACTTCAGTTCCTACGTTTACAGTTGCTGCTATTTCTGCGCCAACAACGGCGACTTTCAGAGCGTCACCAGATGATCCAATTGGAGTGCTGGCGACACCTTGGGCGCTTGCTCCGCTAATTAGCGTGGTAACAGGGAATGCTCCGCTTGCACCTTGCACAACAACAGAATCTTGTGCTGCGGCACTGGCCCCTAATTCACCGAAAGTAAGTCCTCGAATATCCAAATCGGTAGCAGTGACACTCACATTGTTTGTTATGGTGGAGATGGTATCAATCGTACCTCCACCCAAGGCAGTGACTGAGGAGATTGTATCAATTGTTCCACCTACAACAACAGCGGCAGAAACACCAGCAACATTAGTAACTTGGCCAATCGTAGCACCTTGGACATATACTGCGTCTAAGGTTCCACCGACAACTGTGGCCGAGGAGATGGTATCGATTGTGCCACCAACGATTGTAACTGAATCCAGCGTACCACCAGAAACAGTGGCGGAGGAGATGTTGTCGATTGTCCCTCCGACGATCGTAACCCCATCCAACGTACCACCGACAATTGTAACAGAATCGAGAGTACCACCCGAGGGCAGAGTTGCAACAGTAATGTCACTAGCACCAATGTTTACATCCAAAGCGTTACCAGTTGTAGTGATTGCACTACCACCAGCGTAAAGCTGAACAGGAATGTGCTTTCCTGTTGCAGAGTCAACTAGGTTAACGGTATCATCTGGGCCCCATGCGAGCTTTACATATTGAAAGTGTTGGGTAGCTCCGCTTACGGTAACGGTATCTGTTGCAATGAAAGAGCTTGTTACTCCTTCAACTACTACGATTCTGTTTGGATCAGTCATCTGTGTCCCATCTCCTGAGAATTTTGAATATTCTTAATATATATACTTGTTAGACTGTGGTGTTTGAACTATAATTCTTGTATTGAAAGGGATATATTATGTTTGAAGAAGTTGAAAGACTATTTACCACAGAATTACAGAAAGCCGTAGAAGAGTATGGTGGATCTTATATTGATGCCATCGTAGGGCTTTGTGATCAATACGATTTAGAACCTGCCTTCGCGGCAAAGTATTTATCAAAGCCGATCATAGAGAAGATTCAGGCAGAAGGGGAAAGCCTCAACATGCTTCCCCAAACCGCAAAATTACCCATTTAAACTTGACACCATGTCTCGAATGGGGTATACTTATCTAACAGAACTGGGGAGTTCCCAGTCAATTTACAAGGCCGAGGTAGTTCCTCGGGGAAGGAATGCAACATGAGTTTTGCAGATTTTAAGAAGAAGTCAGAGTCCAGTCTTAACAGTCTTCAGTCGAAGATGGAAACAATGGACAAGAAGAAGAGCTACACCGACGATCGCATTTGGCGACCTGAACTGGACAAGTCTGGTAATGGTTATGCCGTTATTCGTTTTCTCCCTCCGTGTGATGGTGATGGCGATGTGCCTTGGGCAAAGGTGTACAACCACGGGTTCAAGGGACCAGGTGGTTGGTTTATCGAGAACAGTCTGACTACACTTGGTCAGAAGGATCCCGTTTCCGAGATGAACAGTCGTCTCTGGAACAGCGGAGTTGAGAGTGATAAGGATATTGCGCGTGAGCGTAAGCGCCGTCTCTCATACTTCTCCAACATTCTGGTGATTAGCGATCCCGCGAATCCTCAGAACGAAGGTAAGGTCTTTCTCTACAAGTACGGAAAGAAGATTCACGATAAGTGTCTTGAAGCAATGAACCCCGAATTCCAAGATGAGGAACCAGTCAATCCATTCGATTACTGGAAGGGTGCAAACTTCAAGCTCAAGGTGCGTAAGGTTTCTGGTTTCGTCAACTATGACAAGTCGGAATTCGAAGCAACCTCCGTTCTCTTCGACGGAGATGATGAAAAGCTCGAATCACTTTGGAAGAGTCAGTACAAGCTCAGTGAGTTTACTGCTGAATCCAACTTCAAGAGCTATGATGAACTCAAGCAGCGGCTTGATCAAGTTCTTGGTGGTGATGAGCGTGGTACGGCTTCAGCAGAAACTGAAACCCTTACCACAGAAAACACAGAAAGTGTCTCGGAGAGAGAGGAGAGTCTCTCTAAGTTTGACGAAAATACTGATGCGATGTCTT